CATCTCAAGATGAGTAAGAACAGGACTATGATCTGCTTCATTAGCGTATCCGCCTGCTTCGCTATTAATACTGTCATCGAACGAAGTTGCGACTACACGAACAGCATTTATATTGTAACCTAATAGCTGAGCGATCTGTTGAATCATAGGTTCATTAGCAGGATATCTAAACTCTGCCTTGATTACGTGAACTGCTTGATTTGATAGATTAGGAAATCCATATGGATCTTTTTGAATTGGTGTAGATACTGGATCAGAGATATGAATCGGATCGAACTTCTTTAGGTTAAACGCAAAGAGTTCTAGGAAGTTCTTATCAACTTCTCCGGCAATCTTGATAGTGTAATTATAAGTATGTACACTTTCAGCAATGAATTGTTTAAATGAGCGCATTTGTATTCCTGCAATTGTTTTATGATATATTTATCATTGTTCTTTGGTTTTCAATTACAAATAACGGATCACCAAGCCCGGCAGGACCAATATCTTGCTTTCCAACGCGGGCCGGGACTTTCACAATGATGTCTTGCTCTAAATGATTTGCGTCTTGCTGGGATGCTTTTCTTAATACGCATATTCTTATCACCGAAATTGACTTTCACGACTTTACCATTAGGTTTACGGACATATACTTTTGACTTTTTTACGTCACCTTGCATCGGTTTGCCAAGTGGAACGTTACGGCCATGATAATCTGCTTCTAGGGTTGTGTCCTCACCCATCTTATATGATCCGGCGGCCGACGCATCACTGTCGGAGCCTAATCTCATACTTACATGTTCATCTAATTGCTTTTTAGCATCAATCATGATCCTGATTGCTTGTTCGTCAATATGAATCACTACGCCATCTTCTGTGATATCGCTGATCGTAGTCTCAATCAAGGTATCACCTAGAGCGATCTCTACAACGTCACCCACTTCGGGTTCGGCATAGATATCCTCTAAAGTATCAATAATGTTGCGAATGTCGTTCATACTAGTATTTATGTTTACTGGACATCTTTCTTGGGATTGAGCATCTTAAGAAGTTCATTGCGATCAAGCGTTTGCCCTTCTCCTAATGGAGTTGCTTCAATCTCTTCGTTTTTTGATTGCATTCGCTGATCAAGTTGTGCTTTCTTTAGCTGCATGTCAAGCATCTTCAGTTTCTTGTTGATCTTTGCTGTCTTAGCGGTGATCGCATGTCCAAGGAAGCTACTAGCAGCGTTGAATATCTCTGAGCTAAATCTAGATTCTACTTGCATACCAAGATCAACTAGATCCTTATAACTAGCAGTAGCCATGTCAGCGAGAGCATCCATCTCATTATCTGCGGCTTCAAGACCTTTTACCTGTGGTAGTGCCGCCGCAATCTTTTCTAGATTAGACATCGCAGTTGTTGTGATGTCATCGGAGTGTTCTAGAATAGGCCGCATGAGGTCATTAGACTCATCTCCTAGTTCAAACAAGGCTTCTAGTTTTTTTGTCATAGAAGTATTTAGTTACTTGCGGCCGTTTCGGAACAAATCGTCTTCCGTAATTACTCGGAAAGCAAGACCCTGTGATTGACAATAGGCTTTGGCCGCGGCCCACTTAGCGTGATTGACTGCAACCGCGGCTCTATCTCTAGCACTAGCGACCTTGCTTTCAATGATACTTTGCTTCTTTGGCTTGATCTCTACTATCTCGGCAATCTTTTTACCAAACTTGTTTTCGTACAAGACGAAGAAGTCAGGTATGTATCTAGATGGTTTACCTGTCAATGGATTACGATACGGGATAGCCATTGATTCACTAGCCCAAGATATAACATTCTTATTACTATCGCAGAAGTTCATGAACGTGAGTTCCCAACCGGATCTGTACCGAGGAACATGTTTACCTATATATTTTTCAGGATTCTTAGGAGTGTATACACCCTGTGCCCAGTTACCCATTACTGCACTACGTTTCTCTGTACCGCTTCATTTGGTCTTGGAATATTTCCTACACCATACAATGATGTTTTTGACTTGAATGTATTAAGATAGTAAGAAAGTATGGAATTCATCTCTATGTTACTCGTCGCACCTTGAACTATCTCTAACAGATTTATTATATTATAGTTCCCTGCTTGCGCTACCCTAAACAGTATCGTAGTCATGTTGCCAGCAATTTGGGCGTTGTTTGACATACCCTTAAAATAAGAATATACTAGGTCATAGTCAGCCGCGCCTATCTCCAACTTCGTGTTGTAGAAATTGTCATAAATTCTGATAGTTTGATCTACTTGATCTAATGTTGAAATCGTTGCCATGATAGTATTTATACTAAGTCTTATCCAGTGTATTGAGATCCGGCATTTTTTATATTAGGTAAGATAGCATTAGTCAATGCCTTGATGACTGGAGAAGCGGCAAGTCCAGCTGGACCCGGAGTTGACCGTGCTATCGGGATGTTGAATAGTGTGTTTCTGTTAGTTGGTGCATTTTGCCCTGCCAATGCTCGCATAGTATTCAGTGCTAGGGCTGAGTTTGTGTTAAGATTAGGATTTTGGAAAGCATTATATATCACTTGGGCGTTGTCTCGCGCGCCTGCCAATTGATCATATTGAATTGCACCGGGTAGATTACCATGCTGTAATGATGCGTTCACGAATCCTCCTGCTGCATTTACTAATGAACCTTGTCCTAGAACTGTACCGTTAGAACCTTCCAAAGCTATAGGGCTAAGTGTAGTGTCATAGTTAGCCGGATCGCCAAACATCGTAACAATATTTCCAGGTTCTCTGCCGTCCATTCCACCGTAGTTATAAACTACCGTTTCATAATCAATTGTCATTTTATTTGACATAGTGCCGGCACCATCAGAATACGCATAAGTGTCATGTGAGAAGTTTGTGATCATTGGGTTAATTAAGGTGTAAGCAGTATACTGGTGCTGATTGAATCCAAATATTGTTATTTGCTTGAAGAACGGAGTCTTTGTGCTGTTGGTTGAGTCAGTGGTGCCTGTTCCTACTCCACCGCTATAACCCCAGTCAAATGTACCATCTGGAGTAGGGCTGTATATGTCTCTCATGTTGTATGATGCGCCAGCGGGTCCAGTTCCCGGCGTTCCTCCACGGGCTCCGGCGGCCGGAAGAACTGCCCCTGGGGCAGTTCCGTCATAATAGTAATAGTTATAATAACTTTCCCAGAGCTTTGTAGTTTGATTTCCGTTATCATCGTGGAAAGTTATATCAATCGGATCATACTTTATCTTAGTTTGAACTATTCTTTTCCTATTATACTGATTGAGTTGCGTTGTTTGAGGATTGAACTTAGGCAAAGATGCTTCTTTAACTAGCAATGCATAATTGGTTTGAGATCCAGGAAAGTAAATACCTGGATTTATAGTGAAGTAGGTATGAAAGAGGAACTTGAGTTTAGGAGCATTCTGGTAGGAATTAGTCCTAAAGGTCTTCGCCGCGTGAGTATAGTCCCGTAGGTAATCGGTGCTTGAAAGCCGTAGTAAGTCTTGAACAAAAGTTCTACCGGTGCCAGACATAGCAGGTTATACCTTTTGACTATTAAGTAGTTGCGCCAATGCCTGTTACAGAACCAGTTGTGCCTGAAGGTAGGCGCTTGACTGGTGAACCAACGCCTGATCCAAGAGGAGCTTGAATTGCATTATCAAAGCGAATAGTTAGTGAGATGGTCACTGGTTCATTAGTTCCGTAGTTCAAAGTATTGTAGTTTGCTGTCTGCAAGAAGCAACCGTATAGTTCCCATGTTTCAAGAACTTGCGGAACTGACGTGCCGTTACCACCATCTAGAATTTGAAGAACTGTTTCAAACTTATAATCTTGACCAGTAGCAGCAGACGCTTGCTCAACAAAGTCCATTTGCTTTTGAATCTGTTGGCCAACAGCAGAAGAAACACTTCCTGATGCATCATCGCGGATGTTTACAGTCATTGTTTGCCATTGATGTTTACCGGCTAGATACAGTGTTGAGTTGTACACTGGGAGAGTGATTTCTTGGAACTGAACGTTTGGTCTTGAGCAGTCTACAACTTGCTTTGTTAAACTCAAGCCAGCCGCTGAAGTAACACCAAAGTTCAAGAAGTTGACTCTAAATCTAAACTGTAGTTTAGGCATCAACAGTCCTTGGTTGCCACCGGCGTTATCAGAGGCTACTGTCATGTTAAACAATGATTGTGAGGCTGTCGCCATTTTATATTCTCCTGTTATAAGTATTTATCTTTATGAAGTGAGCGCCGAAGCACTCACTTCATAATTAGTAGCTTGATGTATTATTGATTGCCGAGTGTACCTGTAGCAACGACACGAACCGGGATGTAGATGAACTCTGCTGCTTTTACTGGTTCAATCGCACAGTCTACCCAGAGTTCATTAGCATCGATTCTAGCTGGTGTATTATTTGAAGCATCGCAGACTACTAAGAAGTCATAGAGTCCTCTTTTTGCTACTAGATCAACAAATAGTGATTGAATGACACCGGTGATTTGATTTCTAGTGATTGAATCGTTTGGTTCAAAGACGAACGGCCTTGCTGCAACTGCCAATTGACGAGTGACATAGCAAAGAAG